TGAGGTCGTCATGGCCATACGCTCAAAGTGCTTCAAGCCGTTAGGCACGTCGGTCAACAGGAACCAGCCGTTCACGTCGGTCAAGAAGTGATTGATGGCGTAGCCTTCAGGAATGGCGCCCAACTGCTTGATCGCGTTGATATCGTTATCCGTGGTCGAAACGCGCAGTTCCGTGTCAAGCAGACGCTTAGCAACGAACATGTACGCTGGGGGGATGATCAGCTTACGGGGCTTAGCAGCGATCAGCAGACCACGCTCGTCAGTCCAAGCAGCGATTTGAATGACTGCGGCTTCCAGGGAAGTCTCATTCAAGTCAACGCCAGTGGCGGGGCTGTTGAAGTTAACAGCGCCGTTGACCAGGGGGTGACCAACACGGGTGCTGCTGGAGTTGACGCCGCACAAGGAGACGCCATCGCCGCCCAGGAAGCTGCCGCTGAACGCATTGTTCAAAACGGAAGCAGCCTTGACTTGCTTGGTGTAAGACATACCGCGAGCCAGAGCCTTGGTGTAGCGGGCAGACAGGCTGTCATACAGATTGTCTTCCACTGCTTCTTCAGTGATGGAGAAGCCCAGAGCGATGGTTTCGTGGGTGTAGCGGGAAGTGAAAGCCTCTTGCGCATTGTCATAAGCAATGGCAGCGCCTTCGTTCTTCACCGGAGCAGCACCGAAACCGGCCAGCTTGGTTTCTTCTTCAAAGCTACGTTCCGATTTCTCGATGTCGTAGATTTCCTTGTGCTCTTCGCCATAACGAGCGTACTCCAGGCCGAACAATGCGTTCAGGCCAGGCAGGAGTTCTTTAAGTAGTTGTGCGCGTGAAATAGCCATTATTTACTCCTTAGACGCCAGTGGCGAGGTAGTACGAGTGCGTACCGAGGTTGAACTTAACCAGCAGGTCTGGGAAAGCATCAGTCTCAGTGCCAGCAACCACGCCAACAACACGCATTGCCAAGGTGGCGGTCAGTGCCAAAGAAGCACCGTTGGTACCGACAACAATGTTAACGCCCGAGTTGCCAGTAGCAGTGCTACCAGCGGTGGCGAAGCCCAGAGCAGCGTTCTTGCCGATTGCGCCAGCAGCGCCGTTGGTCAAGGTGCCGAAAGCGGCGGTGCCTTGTGTCTGGAACACCAGATCAGGATCATCCGCAACCACGAGGTACACATCGGTGTAGCCGTTGGTGATGGCGTTAGCTGGCAGGTACTGTGCATACAAGGCCTGCTTGGTGGCGGGGCTCACATAACGAACACCCAGGCAAACACCGACGATACCGCTGGTGGTGCCGGCGGTAGGGGTAGCTGCCAAGGCAGCGGGGTTGCCAGCGGAAGACAGCTGGATAACGTCGCCGTTGTAAATCGCGGCGGAGTTGTTGGTGGACACCCTGATTTCACGGGTAGAACCCGCGTAGGATTGCCCGCCAAGCAGGTTTACAGGCTTAAGCCCGTAGGGAGAAAGCGTCGAGGCCATATAAGACTCCTAGTTAGTTACCAGAACCAAAACCCACGCCCCGGCTCGTTGAAGTTTTCTTCTCGGAGAACAGCGGCATGCGAGGGTCGTTGTTTCGCATAAAGTTGTTGTCTACAGAATCAGTCTGCGCTTTTGTTTGCATTGCGTAGTACTCGTCACGGGCTTGCGCACGCTCTTTGGACATCTTGCACAGCATAAGTCCGCCGATTTCGACGTTTCCTGTCTTGCTACCCAGCAACATCAGCTCAGGATGATCCGATGCCTTGACCGGTTCCCAGCCTTCGCGCAACCTTTTGGACACGTTGGTGGGGTCTGCCTGGCCAAGTACGTGCGTTGAGACCCAACGGTACACATACCCAGGCTCAGGATTGGGGTCAGGCAGTGAACTCGGTGGTACGTAGACCATACGAGTGGTTTTTTCGCGTGAAACTAGGTCACGAGGGGTGCGGGAAGATGCTTCAGCCATTTGATTTCTCCATTTTTGCGATTTCAGCAGCGTATTGCTGTGGGGTAAGACCGAACTTGCGGGCCAACGCAACTTGCGTGGACGTAAGCTGAATCTTTCTTGCGCCAGTAGAGCGAGCCCCTGAAGCTACAACGGTTGCTGGCCGCCTGGAGCCATCACCGGACTTTTGGGTATTGTCCGAACCAAAGAAATCCGAAAACACCGAACGCATGCGAGCGTCAATCTGCTCGAAATAATCATCAGAGCGAGGGTCTACCCCCGAATTCACTAGTTTTTGGTGCAGCCCTAGTGAAAAGCTGGTCATTTCCTCATGCCCATTTGCCCCAAACCACTGGTTTCTTGCCTGCCAGCGCAGTGTCTTATCATCGACCTGGGGTGCCTGTTGCACTTGTTGAGGAGTTTGTACCACTTCTTCTTGAGGCTGTAAAGCAACATGCTTTGCATATTTAGCCTGTTGAAGACGCATCTTGGCGTCAGACATTTCCTCCTGCGCCGAAATAATCGCATCAGTATCAAAAGCCTCGTGTGCGGCCTTGAGTTTCTTTCGTGCGTTATCGAGCTCCATCTCGGCGGCAGAGTTGGCTGTCTCCGCGTACTGTTTGGCGCCTTCGTTGTACTGCTGCTTGAGTCGGCGGTTCTCGTCGATCAGGGCGTGTGCGACCTTTTCGAGTTCTTGCTTCTCGCGCAGCGTTGACTCTTTCGCACGGCGCTCATCGTGCCTAGCGTGTGTAAGCTCTTTGATGCGCTTTTTGACGCCATCGGAGTACGCTTCCAACTCATCATCAGACGGATCAGTGACTTCACGATCCAGTGGCTTGCGGCCACGATCTTTTGCAGGCGTGTCATCGACGATCTCAACTTCAAAGGAGTCATCCGCCTCGACGGATACTTTCTTTTCGTCTTCATCGGGAAACTTAAATTCTTCAGTCATGGTGGTTCCTTATGCCGCGACGCGGCTGATGCCGCGGGGGTCGTCCACTACAGCGTCGATCTGGTCATCATTGAGCAGACGGAACTCTTTGCCGTAGATCTTGAACCGGGTACCTGAGTAGGTACGTACTAGAACAAAGTCGCCCTCTTTACACCAAGCGCCGGAAGGAAACTTCGCGGCATCTTTGTACGCATCAGGCCCGACCTTCAACACAAACATCACGGTCGTTGCATGTTCTTCGGACTTCATGAAAGCCTCGGCCTTCACAATCGACGAGTTCTCAAACTTGTCTGATACATCTGGAACAACGCAAAGCAGCTTGTAGCCCGTGGGTTGTGGAACCTGCGTGGCTTTTTGCTCTTGTGGAGCATCTTCCGGTTTATCCACAGGTTGAATGGGGGCGGGCAGGCTGACGCCTGGGGGCAGAATGATATTACTCATCTGATTTCTCAACTTTCTCTAGCAAGGCCAGTAGGTGGGATTCCGCAGTCGCTAGGCCTTGAATCACGCCGCAGAGTTTCTGGTATTCATCGAACGTCCGACAACCCCCACCTGCGAGGTCGTCAGCGTAGTTATTCATGTCCGTGCGTAGCTTATCGCGCAGTACGCGGGCGAAGTCTTTAATCATGACGGACATCACTCCTTAGTTGGTTTGTTCTGCATGGCGGCTTGTCTAGCCTGCATGGCCGCCTGCTGCTTGCTCTTGGCAATGTCGATGCCCATGCGAACACCCTCGCGCTGTTGCTGCGACTCCAGCGTCTGCTGCTTGTGCTCGACGTCTTTGCTGATCTTGAGCATGTTCAACTCGGACGTGTTCTCCATCTTCTCGCGCTCGATGTCGATGCGGTCGGAGTCGGCAGCGGCGCTGATCTGCATCTGCTTTTCCTTGATGTCTAGCTCGCGTGAGCGGAGCTGGAGTTCTTGCTGCTGCATCTGGATAACTGGATCCTGCGCTTGCTGCTGGGCTTGCTGCTGTGCAGCCTGGGCTTGGTTTTGCTGCAGCAACTGCTGGGCAGCCTGGGCCATCATGCCGGACAGGGCCACTTCTACTTCTGGGGGCAGCTTCTCGTCTTCTGGAGGCAGGGCCATACCGAGCTGCTGCTCGATCTTCTGACGGTAGGCGTAGCCTGTGTGCTCGGCAATGTGCGCTTGGATCGCCCCTAACATGGCCTGCGCTTGTGGGTTCTGCCCCAAGGTTTGCTGGATCATCGGATCCTGCATCATCGCCGTGTGGACTTTCAAGTGCGCCTCGTGATCCTGGTGTACGAACGCTTTCAGCGGCTTGCCCTTGAGCACATTCATGTTCTCAGTCACGGGATCCACGGGCTTGCGATCTTCAGGCAACGCCACGAGCTTGTCTGCGTTCTTGATCCCCAGCACCTCCAGCATGCCTCGGTGCAGCTGGGGCAGGTCGTATATCTGTGGCGCGCTCTGGGCGAGCTGGATGACGGCCTGGTACTGCACAACGCGCTGGGCCAGCGTGGTCGCGTTCGGGTCGGACACCGGGATGATGTCAACGTGCTTGAAGTCTTCTTTACGGGCGCTCTGGCGGCCAGTCTCGGGCTCGTAGCTGTAGTCCTCGTCGGCGTAGTCGGCGATGATGTCCTTGAGCAGCCCCAGCTCTTGCTTGAGCGCGTAGTGAACACGGGCCTGGACGGCAGACATAACTTTAAGCTGGCGCTCAAGCAGGGCCAGGGTGGTACCCACCGGCGCCTGGGCTGACATGTCGCTGATCTGCATGTCTGCGGTGGCCGCGAAGCGCCGACCTTCTTCAACGATGGTGTTGAGCAGGTTGTACAGCGTGCCGCTGGGCTCCTTGTACGGCAGGGGCAGGATATTGTCCCGCATCGAGCCCGAGCCCACGTCCACATCTCGCCACTCGCCTGGAGCGATCGGGGTGTCGTCACCCTTGATACGCAGGCCGCGAGACTTCAAGCCCCCGGGCAGGTTAGACAGCGTGCCGGCGTCCACCAGCTGGCGCATGATCGATGTGGCCGATTTGGCGAAGCCGCCGATCAGGTGGAACAGCCCGAAGCCGTAGGCGCCGAAGCCTGGGATGTAGTTGTACTGAACGAAATGCTGGCGCTTGAGCTGCAGGTCGTCTTCTTCTTTCCAGTTCCGCCGTATCGACAGCACGGTGTTTGTGCCGCGGATCAGCGTGACAACGTAGGGCAACTCGATGCCGGTGGGCTCGCCATCGTCCTCGTGCTCAAAGCCGGGCAAGTCCAGATCAACGCAGCACTCGTACAGCACAAACCGCTCGTCGTTGATGTCGCTGAAACCCGTCTCTTCGTCCTTGGCCTTCTGGATGTCGTCCTTGGTGTGTTCTGGCTCGCCGAGGTCTACTTCTTGGTAAAACCCGGCGTTCTGCAGCTTGAGGATCTCGTTCTTGGTCTTGCGCATAACGTGCGTTACGCGGTACGAAGAGCGGGCATCGGCTACGCCGTAGGGCAGCAAGATGTCTTCTGCGGGGACAAATATCGAGACGGGGCGGTCAAGGCTGGGGTCGAAATACACCTTCTTGAACGCACAGCCTGCTGCTGGCAGGTTCCACAGCATCCGCTCGTGCTCCGGCCTGAACTCCTGCATGCGCTCGGTGAGCTGGTAGTTCATGTCCTCAATGACGCGCTCTGCGGCTTCCTTCTTCTCCTGCGTCTCTTTGCCGATGATCTTGGTCTTAACGGGGCCGGCTGCGGGGAACGTCTCGGTGATCGTCTCGCTCTGGAACCGGACAACAGCCTCGGTGATCATGGGGTGGAACACGCCGCAAGCGCCGTTCCAGGGCTCGGTGCGCTCTTCATACTTGAGCCC